TTATTTAGGCTTTGTATATGTCAATGCTTGTTCACTATCTGCAACTCCACTTGTGGTTGGATCCGTCACTGCATTGAATACACTGACTACTACTAATCCAAGTACATAAGGATTACTCAATGCACCCATCAGCAAATCACCAAGTGCCTGCCATGTAGTCAGATCTTTAACTGTCAAACCTGCATAAGCAAGGATTGGTGTCAGTACCGCAAGGATCATCTGAGCAATAAATAGTGGGTTTTTAAATCTTACTTTCCAGTTCATACATTTTTTCCTTTCAATTCATCGATTTTTTCAAAAGCAGTCTTTAGATCGCGCTCAACAACTGTCACTCTTCCGCTTAAAGAGTTTAAATCTTTATTTAAACTCTTGATATCTGTTCTTGTTTCGGACGTGGTCGCGCACAGCTGGTCTAATTTTAAATTTGCTTTTAAAAGACTTTTTTCAATATCCGTAAACTTTGTATCTTCCTGTTTGATATCTTCTTTTTGTTCTTTGCTTCCATTTTTGAAGAAAGTAATAATCAGAATAATCAACGATATTAGACTGATAGACCAAGGAATGATTTTTTCTAACACTTCCATTACTTCACCCTGATCTTCTGCCCTGCATAGATTCTGTTAGGATTTGCAATTCCGTTAATCTGTGCTAAATGTTGATATGTTGTTCCATATTTGGAAGCAATAGCTGACAGCGTATCTCCACGCTTTACTACATAGTAAACATGTACAGTTTGCTTTTTAGCAGCCATTTTCTGATTAACTACTTTTTGGACTGCATCATAGTTATATCCTGCAGCAGTCAAACGTTTCTTTCTGTCTGCTCCATTGCCCCACTGTCCTGCGATTACTTCATCAGCAAGCTGACTAGTTGTCTTAGCTGCAGGCTTTGGCTGAGGCTTTGCTGCACTTGTTGACTTGCCGACATACGCATCCCATGTTGATCTATCGCCATAGAAAACATCACAATCTAGATTTCCATTGTATCCAGTTAAACGACCGCTTGATGTCCACTGCCACATGCAGTAGAACTTCCACCATTTCACCTTTGGTTTGCGTCCAGCGTTTGACATGTTGTAGTTGTAATCAATAACATTGTCTCTGTACTTAGCTACCCATAATCCGTAGTCTGCTGCTGCAACTGCAGACCAATTGTTCGCATTGACTACTGATTCGGACATATAGATCACCGGCTTTACTCCTGAAAGCTGATATACTCTGTCGAGCCATTTCTTTGCCCACGTGACTTTGCTTGTGTTCCCTGATTCCCAGTCGAGGATAGGGATACCCTTTCCAAAGTAGCCACGGCAGTTGCTATAGAAAAAATCTGCTTCTCTAATTGGATCGTTGGTTGGTCTTGCGAAGTGGTAGAAGCCAAATGGTTTACCTAGTTTAATTGCTTGTTGAATATAGCAATCGCAATATTTATCAACACAACCAATACCTTCTGTCGCTCTTGCAATCAAGAAATCAAAAGCAATATTTGATAAATTGATTCCTGCTTGCCAATTTGAAATATCAATACCATTCATTGTCATAGTTTTTCCCTTTCGTTCTGTTTCTGATTCATAAAAAATTTAAAAATCCCCTTTCTTATATGCAAATTGTAGAATGATGGTTTTTATTACATATTAATGATTTTCTGCATAAGAAAAGCTGGGCTTTACACCTAGCTTATTTCTTTTCAACGTGCTCATCAATTTCTTGATTAACAGTCTGTTTATCCTGCACAACAATATAGCTGTACTTTGTCTTTACTGTCTTATATTATTCTGGTAAATCTGCTTCAATAACATTGAAATCCTTTATCAAATATTGAGTCCCGCTCTCTAGCAATTGATTAACGTTATTTGTATAATCAAGCCACACGCCATTCTGCTTGTATAATATTTTAGAAACTTTAAACCAACGGTCACTTGTTCTAAACATTACTTTTGTTCCGCTAGGAGCTTCACATTCAACCTCACATGTTGCTCCATACATACGAATGTAATATGATCTACTGCCCAAAGCATGCGATGAACTTATTAGCATGTACATACTGTTAAGTTCTTCTCTTGTAACCGCTGTGGAAGCTATAGTAACAACTGTCGGAGATGTTCCAAACGATTGAATATCAGAAGCAGTATAGTCATTCCCATATACATTCTTTAAATGAACTCTTCTCGATGAAACAAATGATGTATTACTTGTCATGCATCTAGCTCTAAGTGTGACTTTTAGAACTTTGTAATTTGATGGAATTGCACTGAAATCAAAATTTATTCTTGCTCTAGTAATAGATGCATAAGTATTTTTGCCATTCCATTCATAATAAGACGAAGTATTTGTCTCACTTTTACCATTTGCACCGGTAGTATTGACCCAACTCAAAACATCAGAATCTGCTTTATCTATACCAACTGGATAATTTGAAAACAATTCGCTCATATTACCAGATAGATGTCGCCATCTTCTCCCTCTGTAACTGATGGGTCAGAAGTTCCTGCAGAAACTCTTTTCAAAACCAAAGTTCCTGATATTTGATCGCCACTCTTTGAATGTGCTGTAACGCCTTTCAGCAAATCGTTTTCAGTCACTGTATCGGCAGTTAAATCAAGCAATGTTTCAGTACCATAAATAACTTTATTAACTGCCATACTATACTCCTGCAATAGTGACTGTTTTTCCATTTGCAGAATTGTCTGTTTCTACATATGGTATTGCATCAACTGTTACCTGGGACAAATAATCATATCCTGCATCTGGCAGAACTGTCTGTGCTTCTTTTTTAGGGGTAACACTTTTTGCATGAACTTTAACTTCAGAAGATGGCTCGAGTGTACCAGTTACGCCTAGAATTGAAATACCTTTTTTGATATTGCCTGCAATAATCTTTGCCTGTTCAGTAGCCAGAATACTAACTTTTCCAGAGCCGTCATGATAGCCTTGAGGAATATTTGCAGTATCTTCAACTGTATCAATTGTTAACTGAACTGCTCCATTGTTTTTCATTACTCCTGTGAGCTTTGCACCTCTAGCATAAGCAGTCTTTCCATCTAGTATTTCTGCGACCTTGACTGTTGCATCTTGCGTATTTGCATCATAAGCACATGTCCCTGTCACTACTGCACCAGTAACATCATGTGCCGTGTATGATGTAAGAATTTTATCTGCTGTAACTGTATCAGCTGTCAAATCAATTAATACTGAATCTCCGTAAATTACCTTATTTATTGCCATATAATTTCACTCCCAATATATACTGTTGTTCCTTTGCTGTTGCTAACATCATATTTAGGTATTTCTTGAACAGAAATATCCTTTTTACACACTTTATTTGCAGTCTTTAATGTTTGAGACTGCACTTTTGGAGTGACATCATAAGAACCATCGTAGTATTCATGATTGATGTCTCTTTCGACAATTACTCCAAAGTCAACTCCAAAAGACAAATCTTCTTCACTCAATTCAAAAGTAGAATCTTCAATTTCCAAAGCCAAATCTTCGTTCAGAAAAAAATACATTAGATTGCACCTGCTTTTAGTACATCATCAATTTCTACTTTGAATTTTTTTGAAGCATAGGCTTTTCCATCTTTACCTTTGCATCTCAACTGCACATATGCATATTCAGAGATTACTAATTTACCTGTATCTTCTTGTGTCAATTCGCAACTGATTTCTTTTCCAGCAAGTGTGCATTCATCAATACTTTTCTCTATACATGAATTTCTTTGACTTAAAGTGATAAAAGCTACCGTTAAATAGTTTGCCTCAAAAGGTAATTTAAATTTAAGGGTAGGTGTTGTATATCTAATCATAATCAAACTCCATCATTCCTTGTTTACCAATTCATCGTACTCTTCCTGAGTCAGTTTCTTTTTGGCAAGGAGAACGTCTAATCGTTCCTTGTTCCAGTACTTCGGATAGTACTTTTTTGCTAAATCAAATACTGCTTTCATTTGACGTTTCCTCCTCAGTAGTTGTCGTGTCAATATCAGACAAAACACTGATATACGCAATGTCCGCCTGTGCTTGAGTAAGTTGCTCTGACAGTTCGCTAATCTTGTCTGCAAGCGTTCTTTCCTGCAGATGAATTGTGATTAGATTTGATTCTGTATTCAACGTAATCTCTTTGCCTAAGATTCTGTCATAATATTCTGCGATAATCTGTTCACTAGATTCAATAGAAGTCTCTCTAGAACCATCAATATTGAACTCTCCGTAAACCATGTGATTTAAAGTATCTACTAACTGAACCGTTGCTAAATTTTCTGTAGTGCATACCTTCTTCAAATCTTCAATTGTTGTATCACTAAGTACAAACCTCAAATCATTTTCTGTATTGTATTCAATTACACTTAATTCTGTTTTATCAAATAATCTTAACTTCATACTTCTCCTTTACGCTGTTCTTCTCCAAATATAAGCACTGTAGTATGGTGGAAGGTTGTTATGTGCATGTCCTTCCCCTGCATACCCTGTATATTGTGTTTGATAGTCTACTTGTGCATTTGATGCACCCCACCCTGTAAACATTGGACCATTGCGTACTTCGTTATACCATTGGATGCGAAAAGTGGCAACGTGGTTATGAGCTGGAATTTCTTTTCCTGTTAATGTGTGAGTTGCTTCTCCACCTGTAGACTTAACTGCGTATGAATTGCCTGCACCAATTATCATTCGGTCTTTAATCAGCTCCCATGTTCCGCCCCATCTTTTGCTTGGATCGAAGCTTTTGTCTTCTGTTATGTAAATAGTACCTACTGGATAGAAGAAATCTAAAACGGATCGCATTGCATTCTGCTTATCAAACAGATAGCTATCCGGTCCTAAAATAACGCCTTGCTTTATCATCGCAAATGCATACTGGCCAACACCTAATACAGCTGTTGTTTCGACTGATTCGCCAAATCCATCAGTAGCCTTTACCTTAATAGTAAAGCTCTGTACATAATTTAAATCAGTATAAGCTTTCGAATATGATATGTTTCCATTACTTAGCGATGGTGATACCGTAGTTGGACTAGAGGAGTCGTTACGCTGAATCGTCATAGAAAGTGTATTGCTAAGAATAGTTGAATATGATCCGCTGACACTGAGTGTTCCTTCAGCAGAGGTTTCGCTTTCTCTTTTTAAAGCAGCTGTTATAAACGGTTTATCATATTCATAGAATGTCTGTTCAGCTGCATTACTAGATTGCAGACCTCTACTGTCAGTAGCGGTTATTTTATACGTCCCGTTCGACTTGTTAGAAATATAACCTGTATAAGTACCATTATTGTTCGATAGTGTAACACCATCGCAAGTTACTGTTTTAATACTTGCTGAATATTTAGCACTTACCGGTACTGATACTAATTTCTTTGAAATCTGTTGAACTGTAACGTTTGCATTCTTGGCTTTTACACCAGCATGTTGCTCAGTTAAAGTAATTGTCCCGATAGTAGGTTCAGAGTTATTTGGCAGATGCAGAGTAAATCCGCAAGACTTAGTTTCACCAATTTTTGTAGAACCGCTATATGTTTCAACAGAAATCGTTCCTGATCCAGTTGAAGCATTAGGAATCTGATCCAATAAAGAAGTTGGAGGAGTCCATGAACAGTTGTCAACTACTCCAGTCGCAATCGTTCCTTTTTTATTGCCAAACCAATATGATACTTTATGAGTAAAGTTAGCCTGCTTATTCATATGAATAGTACAAGCTGTGCCAGCTGTAATATCAGGTGAGTTACCTGGATATGTATTGATAGATGGCTGTGAAGCTCTAGCAATCTTGGTAAGAGTCAGCGTAAACTCTTCATACGGCATATTTCCGTATCCGGAAGAGTAATACGAGCCAACAGTCGCCATACCTGTTCCATCAGCATTATGTGGAGCCCAGAAGCCACCACTGACTAGCTTAACCCAGCCATTAGCTGATAAATGCGAATTAGTATATCCGCCACCACCTGTAACGTTGCAGTCTACGTTGTAAGCTGAGTAACTACTACCTAAGATCCATAATTCTGTGGAAATATAAGATCTGTTATTAGCTGTATCGACCTGTGTTTCGTCTGCATAAACGTGAATGCTGGTGTGAGAAGTTATGCCATAATTTCGTCTTTCTGTTGCCATTATTGTATGTCTCCTATCCAGTAGAATGCTGTTCCTTGTTCTTCGTTAATTGTTGACAATTCAGCTCTATGTGCACCAAACATCATGTAATCTTTGACAGCCAGGTTATTCATCTTTGACTGCTGTCCAAACTGTGCAACGTCATTGCCATTGTTAAACACATGCATTCCATCTGATTTGATGTGAGAATAGTTCTTTGAATTTTTTGATTCGAGAACACGAACACCACTTGAGTCTACAATTACAACTTGCTCTAAATCATTAATGTCATTCCACGCATTTGTTGCTAATGCTTTAGCGGCATCGGAATCTTTCTGTGCTTTATCAGCTTGGTCTTTAGCTTTCTGTGCTGCTAAACTTGCTGCAGCTGCATCCGCTTTTACCTGATCAGCTTTAGTAGAAGCATTGTTCGCCGTGTTCTGTGCACTATTCGCACTCTGCTGGGCATTACTAGCATTAGTGTTTGCCTTGTCTGCTGATGCCTGTACATTGCTGATATCTGCATCTATATCTTCTGGTGCAGGAGACCACCCTGTAAAAGTTGTTCCTTTTGAAAGAAAACCTTCATAAAAGTACGAATTTATATTTACCTGTGGCTTAATTTCTATAGACTTGTTCGAGCTGTCTGCATCGATTCTTTTTGTAAACAATTGCCATGAATCTGTGGATTCAAATGATACATCAGTTCCTAAAATCTTAAAGTTGACAGTACTGTTGCTATCAGTCTTTACCCATATTGCGAAAACATATGTTCCTGCTTCATAAATAAGGTTGCTCAGGCTATACGCATCTGACTGACTGTCTAAATTAATGTTTAAAACTTTATCACTTTTTGCATAAGGATTTAAAGTATCAACTGCTTTGAAAACTGACATAGCTAATTTCCTACTGCGATCCAATTATATGTCGCATCATGCATGAAGCTTCCTAAAGCGGTATTGTCTGTCCATTGGAATGTTCCGCCACTTGATGTTGCAGTTTTTATAGATGAGATTTCATTTGCCATCTGACTAGGCAGCATCTGATTTGCAGTACCTTTCTTATTTCGTATTGCATTGGCAATATTCTTCAGATTCACGTCATCAATAATTCTGTTAGCCATTAATAGTACTCTCCTTCCGCACTTGGAGGAATTTTATCGTTCACTTTTTCTTCAACAATTTGTGTAATCCTTTCTTCACTGATTCCAACATTCAATTTAGACAGTTCTATTTTTTTGACCGTGTTTGATTGAATGAGTACAACGAAATCATTACTGTTTGAGCTTGTTGCTGTTGTTACTTCTGTTAATTTCTTATCTGCCATATATACTCCTATGCAATGAATCTGTTCATTGATTCATCTGTCAAAATATTTCCGTTTTCATCAGTCAAGAATGAACTGATAGAAGATGATACAAAACCATATGATTCAAAAATCATTGTCTTGGAGTTTCTTATCAGATTTCTTATTCCTGTACTGCCTTTATCTCCCTGCACACAAGATGGCTCTGAATAACTGATTTCACCTTTCTTGTTAATAGTTTTTAAACGCTGCCAGATGTAGTTGTTTTCTGCCCATTGAGGACTTGTTTCAGACCATTCACCACCTATCGGCTCTGTTGGAGATGTACTTACATACCACTCTGTTACTGCTTCGGAAAGGCTGGAAGTAATTGTATTCTCAGTGGCTTCATCGAAGCTTCCAATTTGTAGTGAATTTGCTTTAATCAGGTTGCCGTTCAACTCACCGAAGGTAATTCTAGTCGCATTAATTTGTCCATCTGTAGTAATGGCAACATTGTACTTGCCATTAACACCTTTATCTGTTCCAGCAATGCCTTCGTAGTTCAATCTAAGGACCTTGGATGCTGTCTCTAAAGAGTTTCCATCATATGCATACAGTTCATTTGTTTCTCCGTTTGCATTTGCAGCCAGAATAACATGGCCGTCAGTGCCGCCACGGATCTTATCTACTGCGCTGTCAATGGATCCTTGGACTGCTGATATAGTATCTTTCTTTACAGCTTCTGCCTGATTATGAACTTCCTGTTTGATAGTCTCTCCGAGTTTGCTCTTGGCAGATCCGATAGATATCGATTCATATTTTTCTGACAGCACGTCATAGACTGTCTTGTTAACGATAGCTTTAACGTTAACTCCTAACAGGTCAAAACGTACTGTAACTGTATCGCACAGACAGACTCTTTCTAGAGGTGCTATTGCTTTGTATTCCTCGGTTCCCCATAGAGGGATGAAAGAGACATCAACGTTCACAGAAGGTTCGCCTATTCGGTTATTTACTGCGTAATTTAAAGCCTTTGCGTTGAGCTGTTCAACCGTCGGTGTATCTTCAAAGTCAGAAGAGCAGTCAAGCATGTAGATGTACTCACGAGGGTAACTAGTATGGTTTGTAATATATTGAATATCACTACTTAACAGCTCTTCTTTGCCTTCTTCCTTTTTCTGCCAGTACGCAAGAACACCTGTATAGACGGATTCAATAGATGATTCCATTTTGCATCCTGTTAAGTTCTTTGCATATCTGATGGATACACCACTGTTGGTTCCTCTATGCGCATGGAGTTTGACAACAAATCTATCGAATTCATATTCACATCCGACAGAACCACTGAAGGTATCTAGTATGCTGCCTTTTGTTCCACCTAAAAGACTGCCTAAAGTGCCAGGCAGTCCTACATTGAATTTGCTTGATCCATTAACGATGTCTGTATAGAAGGTGAATGGATGCTTGATCAGACTGTTCTGCTTCAGTCCTGCAAGTGCATCATTGATTCCTTGTGCGCTGAAAGGAGATACAGGAATTCCATTCATTCGATATCTTACATGCTGTGCGTAGATTGTCGCAGTCATCTTGTCCATGGATGGAGTAATTTCCTTGATACCAAACGGCTGAGGATCACTCGTCTCATTTGGCTTGGCATAGATAATTCGATTGTTTTCAATCAGATCATAATGCAGTCCGCCAACTGGATATTCCATTTCCAATTCGTAGCAGCCATTTCTTTCTTCTGTTACCTTGCAAGATATTGCATCAGGCAAAGATCCTAGACCGTTGCTCACAAATTCCATCTCTGTTGATTCATACAGTTTAGGTATCATAGTGTCCACCACCTTGGAGTAATTTCTACTTTAGTAATACCAGTTCCAAGAGTAATTCCATTACTGCCTGGACCTAAAGCTGGAAAATCTGTCAAAGATACATAAGAGTTACGGTTTGCAGTTCCTTCAAAGCAGTCCTGGATATCACAGTCAATATCGATATACTCCGTTGGGACTTTCAACACCTCGATTGTTTGGTTTCCAATCTGCACAATACCTTTGCCATAGATACGTATTAACGGTTTAGCAGTCTGCACAGTGGGATTGTTGATTGATCCATTCTTTGCAAGTACTGTTTTCTGTTCGCCACTTTTCAGCCACTTTTCAGGCTGACAGTCGAATGTAACTCTGAACACTGCTTCTTTTAAAGTTTTCAAAGACAGTTGCAGTGCTTCTACATACATGGCCTTCTTATATACATCAGGTTCAATAGTATCCTCAAGGCGCTGATAGCCTTTGAGGCTGTGAAGATAGTTTGTAAGTCCTCTTACATTGCTGATCATTGATTTTGGAATATACATGTCATACCACAATTCTCTATTGTCAAATTTCTCTGATCCAGCTACTGTCAGAGTTCCGTTCCTCCCAGGCACATCATACGTGTCCACAGATCTACTTGGTGAATCAAATACATTTAAATCGTATATATAAGCATTAAAAGAGGAGGAACTAACTCCTCCGATTGTAAAATAATCCATTAGAATGTCCTCCTCTTAATTTCTTTATTTAAAATTTTGCTTACTTCTTCAGCAATCTTCTTTTCATCCTGGTCCTTAGCGTAGATATTGATAACAATTGGTCTGCTGTCTTTATATTCGCTCTTTGCTTCCTGCACTGCAGTGGAAATATCACGCATTAACTGTGCTCTTCCATAAAGAACTTCTTGGCCTGCTTCACCACCACCAAGAAGCCTTCCTCCCATCGCACCAAAAATCTGTGCTCCATCCAGGATTCTAGGCTCGTTCATTGCCTTTGCGTACCAGCTAATGCCAAGTTTTGGAATAGAACCTTTCAACAGGTCACCAACACCCCATCCTCTAGGAGTGATTGAAAAGTGAGGCATTGGAATATGTGGCCATGAAATGTTGAAATTGAAAAATCCTTTAATTGTATCGATAACACTTTTGACAATATTCTTCGCCTTGTTCAATGGTGTTTCAATTGCTGATTTAATTCCGTTCCATACAGATGTAGTAGTGTTTTTGATTCCATCCCATACATTTGTAATTACAGATTTAACGGTATTGAATACTGTAGAAATAACAGAAGAAATCTTATTTACTACACCAGAAATTGATGAAGAAATGCCATTCCAAGTATTGATTGCAGTCGAAGAAATACTTGCCCAGAGATTTGAGAGAAAAGACATGATTGCATTCCATGTGCTTGTGACGAAATCTCTAAACTGTTCGTTACTGTTCCACAACTGAGTCAATGCAATTATGATTCCAGCTATGGCAGCTATAGCCAAAGAAACAGGATTCAAGCTCAATCCTGTAATAGCTGTACTGATTTTATCAATCAGTCCCGGCAATGCAATGACAGCTTCCGTTGCCGCAAATGCTGCAAATGCGCCTGCTATTGATTCAATTGCTATTTTGACTGTTTCTGCATCGATTATTCCGCCAAAGGTCTCAGATATGCTTTCTGAAATTGAATTCAGTCCAATCTCAAGCAATCCAGGTACTGCTTCAAATACAGCAGCTACGAATCTGCCAACAGCAGGTATCAGATTGTTGAACACAAATGTTCCTATAGAATCAACCAATGGCTGGAGATACGTGTTCATGTCAACTCCGTCCTTGCCGTTCATCATAAGTCCAGCTAGAAAGTTATCCCATGAAGCTTTCATCGCTCCTAAAGAACCGCTGAATGTAGTTGAAGCTTCTTTGTTGGTAGTACCCATGATTCCCATCTGTTCCTGTGTGACATGGATTGCCTGTACAATGTTATCAAATGACAAGCTTTCCGCATCTACAGAATCGCTGACTGCAGCTGCATCTTTGATTAAGCGCTGCATTTCCTCTTTTGTACCACCGTAGCCAAGTTTCAAGTTATCCAGCATTGTGTAGTTCTGCTTTGAGAACCCCTGGTATGCATTCTGGATAGCGCCAATATCTGTACCGAATTTATTTGCATTGTCTGACATGTCTACCATTGCAGTATTTGCATATTCAGCAGCCTTAGCAGTATCACCGCCTAATCCCTGCAGCAGTGAAGCACTGAATGAGGTTACATTCTTCATGTATTCATTTGCACTTACACCTGCAGTTCTGTATGCATCGTCGGCATATTTTCTGATAATCGCAGAACTTTCAGCAAAGAGAGTTTCAACACCGCCAATCTGCTGTTCTAAATCGGCACCAATATCAAATGCTTTCTTTATTGTTGCACCGATGGCAAGCGTTGAAACAAGCTTTACAGCTGTACTTTTCAGTGACTGCATCATACTTTTTCCGCTTGCTTCACCTGCTTCATTTCCTGCCTTTACACCTTCGCCATTTAAAAAGGCAGAGATCTTAGAACCTGTGCCTTCCATAGATGGGATAATTTGTATATACGCTTTGCCTAGTGTTGCGCCATTTGCCATATTATCCACCTCCTAATATTCTCTGCTTGGCTTTTTCATAGCTGTTGACAGAATCAAAAGCCATGTTTTCTTTTTGTTCAGTAATATTCAGCCATTTTTCTGCAATAGATGCTGGTCTATTGATACCGTACTTTGCATTTGAAGTCATTGAATAGAGATAAAAATTCAAATCATCATAAATGGCAGCAAGCATCAGTTCTGACTTTGAAATATTCTGATTATAAAGTTTCCGCATTATTCGTGAGTCTTCAGGCAACCCTGCGGCTAGAGTTGCAACGGACTCAACAGTCATAGATCTGTAGTCAAACACATGGTAATACTGTGCAAGATCACAGATCAGACTGTCTTCATCTGTTGCAATCATGGTTGCCATGACCATCAGTTTTTTACTTTTTTATTGGCTGCTTTGCACTGATTCATGATTTCTGTGAACTCATCCATAACTGCACTGATATCTGCAATGCCGTCATTGTGATCTGCAACATGCTGAAGAAATCTTTCCTTGTCAACTTTAGTGAAAAGCATTTTCAGCATCTGCACAGTCGCATCCATCTTGTCGAGATCATCTTTACCTTTAACAGTTTCAACTGTTTGTTCTAAAAAACGGAAGTCGAGGATCTTACTCTCATTGACTTCCGCTTCAAAACCTGTCTTTGTAGTAACCTTGATCATTTATTATTCTCCCTGCTTGATGTAGTAATCGTATGATGCTGTTCCTGTAGAATCTACAGAAGCAGTAATAGTGACGTTGTATCCAACTGGTTCTCCATCCTTGTAGGAGATATCTCCAATATCTGTGATCTTTCCATTTGGGATGACAGTACGCTTTAGAACATTTCCGTTCATAATCTGCTCAACTACTAGTACTTCCGGTTCCAATTCGCCTGAAGCATTCTTTACAGTCATTCCAGTAGTTAAATTACCTGTAACATTGTCAGCACCGTGTGTATACTTCTGAACCTCTTCATTCAATGCTTCAATCAGAGTCAAAGAGAAAGTAGTTGTCTTGCCAGTCTGATTGACCATTACGACATCTCCACCCCATGCTTTGACAGTATTTGTATCAATAGATGTAGATTCAGTTAAACCGTCTTCTGAAATGTATCCCAGGTTTTTGAATGCAGCGTCCAACGCTGTTTTCGCATCTGTAGGTAAATCAGTTCCTAAAGGAGCGTGGAAAAAAGCACCACTGACTTTAGGAGTTCCTGCTGTAACATTTGCTGAGTTATTTGTTGCCATATGTTATTCCCTTCTACTCATAGTGAGTTAAATAAAATACCGCCTGGTAGCGGTATTCCTTTGTTTCAGTATCTGTAAAATTGTAATCAGAATTCAATCTGCATGATGAAATGCCATGTGATCCAGGCAGTGCATACATAGCTGATTTGACACGTTCATTCAGTACTGCTGCATCATACATAGACTGGCCGATTGACTGCACTGCAAGAGTTGCATTGTTTAGCAGATTCACTCTTCCACCGCCTGTTCTTTCAATCATGACGTACTGTTCAGGCATATTCTTTTCGTGTTCAAGAAATACTGGAATCTTCAGTTCTTCTTCCAGATAGTTTCTAACAACAGCTTCTATGATCATCCTTTCACACTTCCTAACGCTTTCAGCAGCGTATTGTACTTGCAGTTGCTTCGTGCAGCATGCTGATTCCCTGGATAGATCTTGACATTGGCTCTTGTCTGACCGACTGATGTACTGCTTTCATAGCTGTCACCAGCGTGACCTGAACTGTTTGCAGAGTTCCTGATCTGTTCGCCATACTGAGAAAGCACATTCTGCATTTCCTGTGACTTCATCAGTTCGATATATCCACTGGAATTGTGTTCAAATTTTACTTTGCTATTCATACGCTTCAACCGTCACTTTCTTATTCCAGCTGAGAGGAATATTTTCTGAAATACCTTCCTGTGGAATGCCGATTACGTGCCATCTTTTGCCGAAGAATCCAACGATTGCATCCTCCCATGAATGATTGTCCATCTTAGGGATACCAAGCGTATATGAGGCTTTATGACCGTCTAATGAGGTGTTGCTCAGAATGTCTTCACTTGTGATAGGAGACACGAGTACATTTTCAATCTCTTCAGCTTTTTCTTCATAGACTGGGTGATTGAAAGCATCCCTCTTGCCTGTATCCGTTCTTGAATAAAGAGTAACAGTAATACCTTTAATTCTCTGCATTTCTGACTCCATAGAAATCAATAAAGCCTGCCTTCTGCTTACGAAGTCCAAGCTTTTTGAGATCTTTATCAAGGATAGATGTCCCGCCACCGGTATTCACATATGTTCCACTCCATGTATAGCCTAGAGCCGACTGTGATTCCTGCTGCAGATTGTATGTATTGCTTGATGCATCCTGATCCAGTCTGCGGATGACAATATCGCAAGTAACCATTTCGACTACATTTGCATAATCTTCATCTTCTGCCATCATTGCATCAAGATCTCTGTTGCATTCCTTTGCCTTGATTCTCAAAGCACTGGATACATCTCTTAAAAGCACTTCTGCCTTGGCAGTTTCTTCTGATGTCAGCGGTTTGTACCGATTAATAACATCTGTTACTGTAGCAAATGGTTCACTCATAAATCATCATCCTTTCTTTCCGGTTTTCTTCTGCGGTTTCTTAGATTTTGTTTCTTCTGCCTGTGGTTCTTCAACTGACTGTGGCTCGGAAGGCTCTAAAGCCTCCCAGTCCTCATCAGTCAGAATACAGGAAATATCAATCACAGCACCGTTTTTAATATTTCTGTATTTCATAGCTTTTAACCTTCAGCTTTTACAATCTTTTTGAATGAAGCATTATCTAAGATACCCCATCCAATGTATGCTTCAGCTCTCAATACAATTTGGTTGGTTTTCTTTAAATCGCCCTGTCCATCTGGATCACCGTATTCAATGATTTCCATTGGGATATTTTCTGCGAAGCCCCATTTAAATGCATTAGCAAAGTCTCCGACAATTGCTAAATCCTTGGATGTCTTGAATGATACAGTGTTGTTAATATCAGAAGGAACACTTGCGAATGTACCAGGGTTGCCACCGAATCTGAATTCAGGATACTGAACTACACCGTTTACTTTGATTTTAGCTAAGTCGCTTCCAAATGATGGTGCCATTGCAATACCAGTAATTGCTCCATCAGACGCAACAATTGTCTGAATTGCTGCATCGAGAGTATCATCTTCAGAACCTGCTGTTACTGTTACGGATCCAACTGCTGCCATATCAAAGTTCTTGCTGGCAATAGCTTCACAGGCATCACCTGTTGCAGGATTTACACCGTGCATTGCTGCAATATCCAGGGCTCTTGCCATCTTCTTTGCAAAACCGTCTGTGAAAGCCTGTAAATATGGAACCTGCTTTTCTTCAGACATGTTCACAAATTCGTCTGTAAGTCTGTGCTGATACACAAACTTGATTGGTGCGATTGTTACTGGTTTAAATCCTGCATCACCTGCTGGTTTGGCATCGCCTTCGCCGATAATAGATGCTTCACCATCCATTGTAAATACAAACTGTGATATTCCTGAAAATGGAATAGGTTCCTGCTTTGAAAGCTTTGCCAATGTAGAATGACCAGCTACTTTGCTGAAAATCTGTGGAATAAATTCCGCTGGAAATAAATTTGTAGTTTTAGTAATTGTTGCCATTTGTTATTCTCCTCTTAGGTTTTTAGCCATCTGTAAATAAATCTGTTTAGATGTATCACCTTTTTGATCTTCATGATTTGCTAAAGGTGGTACCTGTCCTCGATTGCCAATGAATTTAGATAATGCTTCTGCATCCTTTCGAATGTCTTCTTCTGTAGTTCCGGATAATCTAGAAGCCATCTCATAAGGGATTCCATTCTCATGTGCGATTCTCATTTTTACCGAGTTGGTCTCGTAAGCACTGATCTTGGCATCTTTTTCTGCAAGCTGTTTGTCATAGTCTGCATACTTGTTCGCATTTTCTGTGATTGAAGTATTCAAGCCTTTGATCTTAGAGTCATATTCATCCTTAATCTTCTGAAGTGCTTCAGGTGATGTATAGCCTTCAAACTTTTTAGTCATAGTTGAGCGCTCACGCTCAAGTCTCTCTTTCAATGCTGCTTCGAATGCTTCCTGTGTTTCAATTGGTGTGAATGTCATGTTTAAGTCTCCTTTTCCTACTTTCCGTGTAGTGTACGTAATATCTAAAAAAGCAGCTGAGATAAGCTGCTTTAATAGTGAATAACCTGTTTTCGTCTTTCTTTAGCTGTCTTTGCCTGCCAGAAAGCGAAAACCATACTTTCCATAAGGCATATGTCTATGCCTTCCTTGATACTTTGATACCCATAACCGCCTTGGCTGCCTATCAGTCTCTTCTGGCAGTTGCTGACTGACTGAGCAAGTGATGGCTGCCCCATATGAACAACCAGGCCTTGATCCAGAGATGTTTTAAATACGTCATTGGCCGTAATTACTTCTGATGTCTTTGGAATGATAATGTGCTTCAGCTTCATATCCTTCAGTTCTTCTTCGAGAGTCGAAGATCCATTGCCGTCAATGGTAATAGATGCAATATCTGCCTGCTTCAGAAAGCGCAGCATCCATTTATTGCCATTCAGTCTCGGCTGACAGTCTATAGACTCTACGAATACTTTTTCGTTTGTGGTCTTACATGCGATAGACATTGCCACATTCTGACCGTCAATTCCAAATTTGATACCGACATAAAGTTTTCCTTTCAGTTCTGGAAGAGAAGTGAGCTTGCATTCATTCCACTGAACTTCCGAAATGAAAGATTTCAGATTCTTCTTTGACCAGTATCCTAAACGCTGAATGTTGAAATCAAGATCATCATCACCAATTTCATCTTTGATGATACGTTCTGTAAAAATCGTGCCTAATGATGGGTTGGTTTCATACCAAGCTTCTACATCGTGAACATCTGTCATCGAATCAACAGACCATTCCGCCCATCCAGTATTCTCTGTTTCCCCAGAGAGCGCCTTATTTCTCATTTTCATAAATACGGTCCCACTGGACACCATTGTTGGAGGTGTTCCACAAAACAGTGTCTGAGGATTTTTTGAGGATGAAACAACATACTTTAATGTTGTCTCTTGATCATCTTGATATTCTTGTGCTTCATCAATGATCATCAAATCAAAGCCTTCACCAAGTCCACCTTTAGATGTTCTGGTTCTGAAGCTAACTTTTCCATCACTCGATGGAAATTCAATTGTTTCAAGTCCGTATTGTTTATGAGCAATATAATCATGTTTGTCTTTATATCCTGCATCTTCCAACAGCTTTAGCAGTCTATAGAAAGCACTAGATGATGTAGGTGTTCTATGTGCTGTGTGAAGCACTTGCTCGCCTTCAATCAATCCATACATTTCACGAATCGTAATGACTTCATTCTTACCATTACGTCTAGGTACAGAATATCCAAATTTAGTATGAATCCATAATCCTTCATCGTTGTACGAAAGAATGTCATAGATCAGAAGCTTCTGCCAATCCTGCGCCTGTCTGCCAGTCTTCTCATAGATATCAATTGCTTCTTTTCCATATGTGTTCTCATATGGTAAAACAACGGATTTTGTAGGAGTCTGGCGACCTAATCTCTTAGGTTCTGCCATATATCCTCCTTATCCGTTACAAAACTTTGGTGGTCTAAATATTTTTTTCATATTATCTCCAAAATAAAAGCAACCTGTACGGTTGCTGATTCTATATAAACGGTGTGATATCTTTGATGTCTTTCAGAAACTGTTTTGCTTTTTCAACCAATGAATTTTCGCAAAGATAATCAATGCCTTTTGGTGTAATTTGACAGTTAGGAAACTGTTCTTTCAAATAATAGCCATTGCCTACGGTAATACTTGACAATCCAGTAATATATCCATCCTTTGATAGATTCTCAAAGATGTATACCCAATAGGTTCTGTTTATCTGAAATAAGTCACCATCATACATAAGCATTTCTGCCTCAACTGATTCACCTTTTTTCAGTTGTACATAAAGATATGCAAGTATTTTGTAAACAATCACATAATAATCGTCTTTAGCCATGAGCTACCTCTTTATTTTTCTTATATGTATGCTATTATATTTGTAGAGAAGTGGTATCCTGCTATGGTGATAGGGGGGTCCCACTTTTCTTTTATTTTTTTCTTAAAATAGCAATTAATTTATCACCTTTTTTTATAATTACATCTGATTCAAATTCATTCAATTTTATTCTTTTGGCTGTTTTTTCAAGAATATCATTTATTTCAAAATCTAATTTTGTACAATCTAAAATCATTCCTCCTGGAGAATCTTTTATCTGATCTTCTATTTTCAAAAATTGATTGTCAATTGTTCTTTTGCCATTACCAGTTGGAGATTTTAAATCCCACAGTCTCCCATCCCAGTAATAATCTGCAGATTTAATGCCCTTTTTTTCATCTATTTCTTTTTTTAGAACTACATTTCCACCAAATTTTTTTAGAATCCATCTACTTACTTCAATTTCATCTTTATGATCATTTTTTGATTCATAAAATCCTGACTCAGCTTTGATTGTTCCAACTCCAAAATCATTTTCTTTTAAAAACAGTCTTGTTACATCTTGTACATTCCATCTTTTTTCATATTCCGGAATTTTCGAATGTTTAATAAAATCTTGTCTCTTCTGGAAGCTTTTTCTCCCGCCTTTACTTGTTTGATAGCTCTTTTCGCCATTGTTGTTATATTCAATAATGCAGTGGCACCCTTCATGACGCTGGAACATGCCATTTTTGAATGCTTCATCATATGGAACGTTAGATTTTGCTCTTTCAAGGCACCATGTGCAGGCTCTTTTATCTGACAAGCCTACTCCATCGTATGTTCGTGATACTGTTACTTTGTATCCTGCTTTTGCCTGTGTTTTAGCATTGTACTGCTGATATGTATCAACATGCTTGTTTGCAGATAGCTCTGCTTTGCTTTTGTACTTTTCTATATCAGCTTCGTAGTCATCAGACGATGAAACGCTCTGATCAAGCAATTGATTATACTTGATCATCTTGACCGGCTTCATGCCAAGTCCACTGTTTTTATTCAGTGAACTTTGAAGATCGTACAGGTACTTGTCTACATGATTGAAATAGTTCTTACAGTACTGACTGTTCTTGAGCATTTCGAGTACTTTCTGAGAATCTTTGGGATAAATCTCCGAAGCACTTTCGACAAGCAGTTTGCTGAGTAATGAAGAATACTCAAGTGCTTCTGCATATGTAGCTGTTCTGTTGCCAACTGCTTTCATCAACTTCTGCACTTCGGAGTTTTTTTGAACATGCTCAAGAAACAGGTTCCAGGCCTTCTTTACCTCATCATTCATCACTGTCGATTCCTGTCAGATCTCGAAGATTTTCAGCGTTGAAGTATCCTGGAACAGCGCTGTTTACCTTGACTGCAGCATCACCAATCATGCCAATAGCATTTGCATCCGGCTCAAATACAGGTTCCCAGATTGGTTTTGTTTCATAAAGCACTTCACGGTTGTAATCAAAGTCATCTCTTAAACATGCAGCTAAATATCCTGCATTCAAGAAGCCAACACCGAACTGCCTCTGTGCCTTTCTAGCAGTCAGTCTTAAATTTTCATGTGATGCTCTGATTGCATCTACACTTGCAGGATTTGATTTAGAGAAGCCTAGATCATCTAATGTCAATCCTACTTCTCCAGCAAATAGAGAAGCCTGTGTTTCAATTTCATCAATATACGGTGCAAGACTTGCCTGTTGGAACTGTCCCAAGTCTGGCTTGGTTCCATCTTCACTTGCACTGATATTCAAGAAGGAACTCATCCAGGCTCTTGATGAATCGAATTCCATATCTGGATCACTTCCAGCAATGTATTTCTGCACAAACGCATTTGTTTCAGAACAGATAGCCATGTTAAGAAGAGTATCCGTAACATTGTTCTGATACTTCATGCATGCTCTGCTGATTCTTGAATGGCCAAATGGACGCTTTGCATCAGGTCTGTACACAATTGGAACAAGCAATGGATAAGAACAGATATTTTCAATTCTGTATGGTTCCTGGCCTTTGATATAGAAATCTGTATATCCTTTGCCAAAGTAAGCCTCAGAAATAATCTGATCATTCTCATCACGGTCAAGAACTGCATATCCTTCTTCGAGCATTCCTGTGATTTCATCCATGATGCCTGTAGCATTGTAACCGTCAATGACCTGCATTCGAGGATAACCGTTTTTATCCATTGAGATGTAAATGAAGTCACAGCTTGTTATCAATGCTCCAAGGATAGCGCTGTCTGCAAGCACATCAAAGTTATTCATCTGATAGATGGAAGTCAGATCAAGATTGTCATTCTTGAATCCTCTGAACTGCAGTCTGTCAGCCAGACTGTCTACTGCCTTTGTACACCATCCAAGCTTGATCGAGAATTTATTTTTGAGCTGATCAGGAACCATCAGGTTTCTTGGAGTATGACATTCCTTCATTTCGTAGTATCTGTAGCGAGTCCGAACTCTATACTGTTTTGTTGCGAGTTTGCGTTTTAAATATCCAATTCCTTGTGCCATTTAGCATCTCCTTGTATAAAAAAAGCACTCTGATTTCAGAATGCTTAGCGTTTCCGCGAGATATATTCGCAGTGCGGGCGGGTTATCAGCCTGCCAGGCTCTTGGGGAGGTACTCCCCCTATTTAGACCTGTATTCAGACCAGTTCATTGACTGAGGAAGAATACGATTGCTTATTGCCTTGTCATCAGCCATGAAGACTATCTTTGCTGTCTTGTCAGCCTTTGCTCTGTTGCATGACAGATGTGCAAGCTGAAGATTGTCTATGTCTGAAGGATGTCCGCCTTTAGAAACAGGAACAATATGATCAATCGTTGCAGACATAGGATGAGGAAACTTCAGAGAGAAGTCTACAGGTCTGCCACATAGAGCACAGACAGTCTGTGTTGCATAGATTCTCTTTTTGTTCTTATCGAATGCTGCACGGTGTGTTCCGTCTTTGTCTGGTCTGAATCTAGCACCAGAGGTACCTCTTCTAACCATGTGTTATCTTTCTCGACAAGTAAACCTTGCGCCAGTGTGTGTAAGCTGGACATCTCCCAGGAGCGTTACAGTGACTGCGAATGTCGCACTGTCCACACGGTGACTTTACGTCCTTGTTCAGTTGCTTGAGCTTGTTTATATTTCTATCCATAGTCACCTCTTTATTCTGTTAGCCATCCTGTACCACTTCTGATACTTCTTGCATCGTGCCCAGTCAGTACAGACGGCTGTGCAATATAGACATGGTGAAGTATGCAGCTGTTGCAGCCTTCTCATATGCTGCTTGTATTCTTCTTCTGACAAGTGTGATACATCAATTACATCTTCATCCATGATCATTCCTCTTTAAAGGCACTGTCAATCAATATTACAGTTGTTCTAAAAAATAGGGAGGTTCGACAGTGCCAACGTAAAAAGAGAGCCCTTATGAACTCTCTTTCGACACTACCATAATAGCACGTAGTATTTGGACAATTTGGACAGATTTATTTTTTTGCCTTTTCAATTGTCTCCTGCATTGCTTTTTTGAATACTTCCGACTGAGAAAGACCTAATTGTTTGCAGGCATCTTTGAATTCCTGAGCAAATGCTTTTGGATACGATCCACCTACTCGCATATAGTTCTCTTTGATCCAGGTATTCATATACTTAATGTTTTTAGCTTTTGTTTCTTGATTCATCGTACATTCCTTTCGTGCAGAAGATTGCAGTTATCAACTCACAAATAACAATCATAATTTCTAATAATGATGGTGCCTGGATAACACCTCTAATGCTGAAACCAGTCACAAACCATACTGCACATGTTAATACCAAACTTCTTGTAGTCATAAAAAGTATAGGGTAAAATAGAAGTGTAAGGGAGAGGCGAGTCTCCCTAAACACTATTTAAAGAAGAGTCTGAGTAACTCCAGTAACACATTTACAATGATTGATGCTACTGCTATCTTGTCTGAACGTTTCCAAGATTTGTTGCTTAAATTCTTCTTTTTATTTTTGCCCATCTGTTCACCTCCTTCTTTATAATATTATTATACTATAATATATAGTATTATGCAACAATAATATTATAAAAAGCTGTAACAGTTGAACAATTTCAAAGTTACAGCTCGTTTTTATTCTTTCTTCCCAATTAGCATTTTATAAATCGCAACAATACCAGCAAGCAATGTCCCAATTCCACTTAGCAACTGTCCTATTGAGACTATTCCATCAGATGATATATTCATCAACATGACGATACCACCAATTATCAATGCCATGATTATTATAAATATAGCCATAGCACCTATCAATGAGTCTCTCTTTTCAATTCGTTGCTGTTCTATTCTAAACCTACATTCAATTTCTTGGTTCTTCTCCGCCATCTTTAGAATTCTATCCGCTGATCCAGGAAGTATCTGTTCATACTTTGCCAATTCAGAAGAATGAGGAATTGGGCCTTGGTACTGTTGAATTAGAACTTGCTCTGATTTATTTAAAGAACTGTTGTTTGCTTTCTTTAGTTTCTTTTGCATAAGTATCTATAGCTTTCTGAATCTGCCTTCCTGTATCATACCAAGACTGTGTGAATGTATCACGGTCGTATTGCGTGTAAGAAATAGGTTTAGATAATTGCATAGCTTCTTTACATTTTTTACTCAGTTTAATTGTCATAATCTATTCCTCCTTTTGGTGTATATACATAATAACATTCCGTGTCAAGCTATAGTATTTTACTCTTTTCCAAAGTACCGGAAAACAGCTTTCCTGGCATTGTAGTAATTACCGTTTTTGTATCCGTATACTCTTTTTGATGTCTCTTTCCACGTATAGCCTAGCAGATAATGATATCTGATGCAGGAGCGAACGAATGGATCATCAACTGTATATAGCCAGTCTTCAATTGTTTCAGCCTTTGTTCTAAGATCCTTTATTTTCTTATTGTACAGATTTTCAAGCTTTTGAATTTTCTTCAGTGCAGATTCAACTGGTGAGTGAGGTTCTGCGTTAAAGGAACCAGCAGAACTGAACGATGGTGAGTGGTAAGTGTTGTACATTGCATAGATTTGTTCATTAAGTGCATCTATTTCTGCTGAGATCCATCTGTACTGTTCTAGTTCCTCGATTGTCACTTTCTGTCCCTCATAAATTTAGCTCCTCTTCAATAAAAGCTTCAAACATATCGAACTTGCATTCTGATATGCCACGATCGTATTCCTCTAATACGCAGCCATCGCATTCTGCAAAGTAGTTGCAATGGAAGTTTCTTAAATCCTCACGTAAAGTATTCAAGTCTTTTTTCAACTTATCTAAATTTTCACTATTCATGTTTTTCACCGTTCATGATTTTTTAAGAGCCCTGGGAAATATTTTTCCCTTTTTCGAATTTCTTTATAGATTTTTTCAAATGCTTCTTCAAGTTCTAAATATGAATATTGTTTTCCATTTATCTTTGCTCCAACACAAAGTCCACCACTTATTTTGCTTGTTTCTTCAAGGCAAGATAAAACATTAATCCCATTATCTTGTCTTTTTAAAAATAAGTACTTATATTTTTCTGAGAAATTCGGAAGGTAAAATCCACCTGCTGTCTTTTTTGCATCTAACATACATCTTGCGCAGTCAATTTTTATCACTGGTATATCATCATTTATTAATACATAGTTTATTTCTTTGGGATCAATCATTTATTTTCTTATTTCCTCTGTAGAATTTATATCAATCAATCCATGCATAACTGCTTCTTTAGCTGGGAAGAAAGATATTTCATATGCATATTGATTTGTCTTTCTCGGTTCAAGCTGAATAGATGTATATGTAACATCATCAGATAAATGTGCATAAAACAATTTGTATTCATCTTCACCTGTTCTGATCGTTACATTCAAATCTCCATCATCGTCTGTATCAATTGAGATATAGCCTTCAACTGAAAATAGTGTTTCATCTGTTCTAGTATTTAGTGCGACTACTTTTCTTCTAATCTTAAAATTGTTTGCATCATTTTTAAGATTGTAATTAGCCACATATGATTTTTGGCACCCTGTCAACGTAAGTAATGTTGAAAGTGCAACTATTGTTCTACTTTTCATTTTCTTTCCTCCTGTGGTTCTGCATTGTAAACAAGTGCTTTACAGTTTTTGCATTTTTCAATAAGTTCATCAGTTGAATAGTCAACCAGTCCATAGCAGAAAACTCTATCATCATCTGGCCCATATTCATGAGAAGATGTGCAGCAACTCTTGCAATCTTCATCTAGTTTTTTTCCTCTTAGTTTTGCTCTGCTAATCATTTTCTTTCTCCAACATTTTCATTTAAGCTTTTCACAAGTCATTCATCCTCTACTTTAAATACGATAAGCCGGTTGCCCTTGCTGCGTTTCATCGATGCTGGATGCGTACAGAACCTTAAAGTCGATTCTGCATAGCCTGTTTTTTCAGCAAGTTCCTTTATCGTTCCAATTGCGATAAATTCATCACCTTTATAGCATGCAAATTCTTTTGTCGGTCTGCCTCGCATTTATTCCTCCAGCTTGGATTCAGCAATTTTCTTTTCTTCGAATGAACCTCTCTTCACGAGTTTTCCGTCTATATATGCGTAGTGCTTCCAGAACCTGTCCTCAGTCAGAGCATCCTTTACAGATCTGATCATTCTGCCAATTACTTCAGTACAGAAATCAATTGCTGCATTGTCTGCTGCATCTTGAGCATTTCTTTTTCTGAATCGTTCAAGATAACTCTGCAGTCCTTTCTCGGTTGCAATAGTCTGATTCCAGTAAAGCTGATAGATCTGGTCCTCATTATCGACAGGTTCTCCTTTGATTTTGAACTGCTTGTATTTGATTCGATACTGCCTGTCGATAATATCGAGTGCTTTTGCCAGCACTTCAACAACCATCTCGTATCCTTGAATCTCTGATTCTGTTAAATTCATTTCTTTCATAATTCAGAAAGGAATCTTTTTGGTGCTGATCTGACAGCAAGCCTCTCCATCCAGGTCACGCAAGGTAACATAGCCTTTAGGTGTTTCTATTTTCGGAAAGACAAGCTCTCCAAACAGCAGAGCATCAAGTTCCCTTTTCTTCCTTTCCTCATCCGTAGGATTATCTTCCAGGATGATAATATTTTTCTTTTTCTGTCTCTTCATAAAACGTTGTCGGCACTAAGCACTAGCACTACTGTAGGCAAGTGTGCATTCAAAGCACTTGCTCTACGTAGTGTGTGCCATGTGAGCTCGGCATATAGGTAGGCATATTACTATATATAGTTTTGCCGACCACCTAGCTCGGCAAAAGGTCGGCGGTCGGCATTTCCTTAGTATTTGCCGACTATCTAGCTCGGCATGTGTGCCGAGTTGTGTGCCGAGTTAATTATCAGTGCCTGATCCATAAACTTTTTTCTGCCCTTCTAGTCTTTTCTGAACCAAATCAGCATTTTTGAATTTGCGTCTGACTGTCCTTTCTGACAGTTTTTCACCATATAATTCATAGTATTTATCTATGAAGTTATAGATTGTACATTCACCACCTAATTCATTTACGACTTTGAGTGTACGTTCTTTTTCATCAGCCAATTCATACTGTGTCTTCTTGGCTGGTTTCTCTCCCAGGAAATCGACGTCATCCAGAATTCCATTCACATCTTTCTCAAACACAAGCGTTGAATATTCTCTGCCTTTGTATTCCTTCTTGAATCCCATTGAGAACAGATTGATTGGTTCAATCGATGCAAACTCTCTCAGTGATGATTCGAGTCTGAATGCCTTCTTGCCAGGATCATTGACTGAATACCAGTCCAATTGTGTCAAGCTGAGAATCGCATCAGGATCTCTTGCAAATGCTCCAGCTCCTGCGCCTCTGTCAATGACTGACTTGTTGCTTGAGTTGCCTTTTGCGTAATGATGAGCGTAAATGATTGATGCACCTGTCTCCTGGGCAATATCATCGAATTCACGGCACATTCTGCCTACATCTGAATTGGAGTTCTCATCCCCATCCATTACTTTGTAAAGTGGATCCAGGATAATTACTTCAGCACCTACTGCCTTTGCCTTTCTGATGATTGAGCGTTTGATCTGTCCGATGCCTGCTGCCTTTCCTCTGAGGTTCCATACAATGATGTTCTCCAGGTGTGCTCCATCACCGACCATTCCCTTGTACAGATACTCTGCAAGTATGTCCTTTGCAAAAGTATCAAATGCCACTTCCAGGTTGATATACAGAACCTTGCACTGTCTGCATCTGTGGCCGAGCCAGTTCATACCTTCTGCAAATGAGAAGGCAAGGTCAATCAGCAGATGAGTCTTTCCGGCTTTCGAAGTACTGGATAATATCATCTTTCTGCCCTGTCTGAGAATTCCATCAATGACACAAGGCGCAAGTGTCGGAGGATTGTCAAACAGATCAGTGATACTGCTGACATCAGGAAGACTGTCATCCATCTCATCAATGTAGTCTTTCCATTCATTGTAGTCTGCCATTCCCTGGTTCACACCGATAAGGAACTGCTTGTGTTCCCCTCGGAAGCACCCAGGAAGTCTAGACAGTCTGCTTGGGTTCTTGTTCTGCTTGTCCAGGCTGAGTCCGTTCTTCTCACATACCTTGAAGAGATATTCAACTCTTGAACGGTAGTCTGCATAACTCTGTGCATCGATATGAACAATTGCATGAATTGATTTGGACCCACTGTATACGAGTGCAGCACAAGGCAGTTTAAGTTCTCTTATGACTGCAAGCTGAGTCGGAAGATCCATATTGTCTGATTCAATCAGTGCATATTTATATTCAGTCACGTTGTCATTGCGTACACCGCTGCCATCCAATGGATTGAATCTGATCCATGCACCGCTTTTCTTTTCATAGGAGCCGAATGCCTTTTCAATTGAATTGGTTCTGTTCAGCTCATCAAGAACTTGGCCGCATGTGACTGTATATGTTCCTTTATCTGCAGGAATGTATTTATTCCTGTCCTGGATGTATCTAGACTGCATCACGTAACCGATAATGTCTCCTGGATCAAAGAGTGCAGTCAGATAATCCGCTGCATCCTTGACAGGATTCCATCCATCTCCTGGTTCTATGAATTCCTCTTTTTCAATCCATCCTTCCTTGACAATATTTTCTGATGGAAGAGCCTCTTCAAATTCAATACGCAGAGAATGATTCTTGTAGTCCAGCTTCGGCTGCTTATGCTTATTCTGAGTCTCCCATCCATTATCTTTAGCCATCTTTACGATGGTTGCTCCTGTTACACCAATCTTTCCAAAAGTATTCCATTTGCGTTCACAGTCGCCCTCACGGTAGCGGTCATCTTTTCTTGACCATTCATCCCACACTTCACAGTCAAATCCTTCAACTTTGAGTGCCATTCCAACCTGGCACCACTCCATATAGTCACATCTGGATGGATCTATGTATTGCAGACATTCTGTTATTATTTCTCTGTTGTCCATATCACACCTCCTTGATGTAGATTATCAGTTTAGGAACTTCTGCATATCGCTTTATGATCGTTTCTTTTACGACTTGAGAATCGTCTTTGAATGCAATTCCATTGAGTGCATCTTTCACTTTTGCAATATTGTCAGTGTCAGGTTTTTTTGTAGGAAATATTTGATTCAAGACTGCCTGCTGATGCTTTTTCTTGCTCCAGGACTTTGGAATCGAGAAATAAGCAATCATTTTCATTTCGACAGCATTTTCAAATGGCACATGATTAGGATACATTTGTTGAAAAGCAAGAGAAACTAGATTCTCATACTTTGCAGTCTTGGCAGGAGTATAGGCTCTGCCCTGCCTGGTGAATCTAGGTCTTCCCTTGCCTGCCGGTTCTCCAGGGACTTGAAAAACCAATCCCTCAGAACATGCCATAATTCTTCTTAGCTTTAACCTTCTTTACGAACTTCTTAACTTGATTGTACTTGTTACCGTTGTATTCACGGTGGTTGATGTAAACAGTACCTTTCATGCCTTCTACTTCATCCCATTCGATTGATACCACCTTTTCACCATCGTCCATTACACCAATTGACTTTGCGAATGCAGCCAGCAGTCCTGCACATTCCTTGCAGATATAGAAATTGTTGCTGACTGAGATCTTGCCCTGTTCTCCACCGTCTACTTCCAGTTCGACAGTTACCATTGGACAAGCTGGAACCTTTGCGCTGCCGTTGTAGTCACCATACTTTACTTCTGTGACTACATATGGATATTCTCCTGGTTCAAGAAGTGTGTACTCCTTGTCTTCAACTTCGAATGATGTATTGTATTTTGAATTAGCCATTATTACTTTCCTCCTTTAATGCTCTTCTTCAGTTTTTCAAAATTAGCTAACAGATAATCGATGAAGTCATCCTCATAGTCAGATGGCTCGACAGTTGCTCCAATGACTCCGCTTGATACAACAAATTTCTTCAGCTCATCAACAGTGATCTTTGCATCGTCAAGTCTAATCTTGAGTTCTCCCCATTTGGACAGAGGTGTGTCTGATGGTGTTCCTCCAGGTGCTTCTGAATCATCAATTGCCTTGCTGATGCGTTCTGTATCTCTATCCTGTTCCGGTTCATGATCAAGAACTGCAACTGAGTCCCTGTAGCTGTCCTGTTCTGCATAGATGTCTGAATAGTAGGCTCTGATGACCTCATCCACCTTTGCCAGGTCATTATCGATTTCAGGCTTGTCAAACATGCCGATAGGTGACTTGACTGTATCTGATCCATTATTTCTTGTGTGGAATGTGTAGTGTCCGTCATCTACTGATGTCCTCAGTACGATAGAGAACAGTCCTTCAAGTGTGATCTTTTCATCCAGCATCTTGCCGATTGTCTTTGCCTTAACTGTCTTGTCATCACTTGAAATTTCTGTATGCTGCAGAAAGTAGACTACCTTGTCTGAAGGCAGTGCTTCACAGAATTTAATCAGATTCCAGAAGTTCTGACCGATATCAGTGAATTTGTCGAAACCTCGTTCTGATGCTCTTCTCATGTATTCATCAGCCATCAGATACTGTGCATCATCAATTACGATGATCTTTCGTGCTGTCTTCTTCAGAAATCTTTTGATCTCTGCATAGTTGTCTGAATCAAGTGTCTCAAACTGTTTCTTTCTGAACGGAAGAGGCTTTGCACATACATTTACGAGTGCTACGTCTTCTGAATTGAAGTTGCGCATGGAAGCAGATTTGCCTGTTCCACTCGCGCCTAGAATCATTACGTTGATTGCCATTCTATCTGATCATCAGGAATTGCTTTCTCTCGCCAAGTTTTGCAAAACCTAATTCCTCTCCTTTCTTTAAAGCCTCCTTGATTCGTGCCTTATCAGGTGTGACTGTAGTCTTGCACCATTTGATTGGAATCTCCTGTGTTTCATCGATTTCAAGAGGCTGAGAGCTTGCCTGTCTGATGCTGAATGAGAACAGATCTGTCTTGAATTTCTCATCATCCATTGATTCCATTGCCTTCAGCAGGTTCTCCTTCAGTCTTGCCACCTTGTTGTCATTTGCAGTCTTCAGAGCTTCAAGGCGCTCGATTTCTGATTCGACTGCTGCACTCTGTGCGCTTAGCGAGCGAATGATCTTTGCATAGGCATCTGCCTTGCTGTGAAGAGAATCTTCGAGCATGTCTAATGCTTCATAGTCGATTTCTCCTGTTTCTGGATCTGCATTATCTAGAATTGTCTGATATGCCTGCGGTATTTCGTAGAGATACATTTTTCTTTTCCTCCTTTAATTCCTCTAAAAGCTGATCGCGTGTCATATGACGTGGATATCCAATGTATCTAGGTGGAATCTTTCGCCCACATGACACTGTCTGTATAATTTCATTTGTTGCCGGATCTACAGAGAATTTAATCTGCAGATCCACATAGCGTGGCTTGTAGTAATCCACCCTGTTGTCAAAGTAGCTTTCTGCCACTTCTGATAAATACTTTGTCAATTCATCATGAATTGCTTTAAGATCAATCATTTCTATCTCCTGTCTTCTATCATTTCTGTAATTTCATCAATCAGATCCTGACTGCTGCGTGCCATCATCCTGTCATAGACTTCCTTGTCAGCATCTTCAGCCTGTTCCAGAACGTCGTTGAACAGTGACAGTATCTGTGAAATCAGATAATTTATATCCTGGTCCGTCACTTCTTCTTCCTGCGGGATTGCAGTACTCTTTGCCATTGCACCATTGTTCTTGCTGCACATATACATATGCTTCATCATCCTCCTGCTTTCTCGTTCTCTATCAGCTGCATGACTTTAATCAGTACTGACTTGTCCACATAGAGCTGATCATGCTCTGTATGGATCAGATACTTTCCATTGCACCCATCAGTGATATCAAATCGAACAGGTCTTCCCTGCTGTGTTACTGCATCCACTTCATATGCATCCAGGTGAAAGTTACTTTGCATTGCTTCCATCTCCTTCCATAAGTTCCAATTTACTTTTGCCATATATCAACGAAGCTTTCTCCATTCTTAATGTAGTAATGATTGTCATAGCATCAGAATCCCCAGCTGAATTGCAACAAGCGTTAGAATTGCGATTGTCATACCGCAGATCAGAACAACGTCGCTGTTGCTGATAGTCTGCACTGGTTCTTCCTCGACTGCTTTCCTTCTTGCGAAAGATGGAATCTCTAACGGTTTATCGAAATGATGCACCTCCAGAGCCTTTTCTTCATTCATGATCTGCACCTTTCCTTTCTTCCAGTGCTTTCAGTCTGTCTGCCCAGCGTTCTGCTTTACTGGCAATGATTTCATAATCTAAATGGATCCACGCAACTTCAGCTGCATTTGAAACATCAGAGTATTCCTCAACGATGCTGTCCATATATACTTGTGGATCCTGCTCAGCACATGGATTTGTTCCTTCAAGTGCTCTGATGTATTTAAGGCATGCCTGTGACAGTTCTGATGCTTCCTCAGCAAGCTGCATAATGAGTGCTTTTCTGTCGAGCTTTGAGTGAACATAGTGCTGTGCAATTGTTTTTCTTCTTACTACTTCCTGAATATCTGTTCCATTAATCTTTTTCATGATCAGCCTCCAATGTGATTGATGATGTCCTTTATCATTGCGAATCCACTGTCCATCGTGGTACATATGATTCTTGTACCACTTAGAAAATGGATAACTACGTGTGATTCATCTGAATGTTTTGACTTGACGTAAGTAATGCCTACAACATCTCTGTAGCTGTCTGTTGCTCTCAAAGCGTTCAGCAGCATGTCACAGATAAATTGTTTGTCTTCCATATTTGCCCTTCTTTCTGTTAGAATATTTGTGAAGTCATTTGAAAATGATTCACTTTGTGTGGGAGGGTATCCGTGTCCTGGATGCCCTTTTTTTTATCTAGCATATACACCAGCTTGCTTCTTCAGTGTTTCAAGTGACATGTTCACTACCTTTGCAACTGATGTAATACGCACTTTGGCCGGTTCGATTCTGAATGGCAGCTCATTGTCCATCTTGTTTGCATAGTCATAGATTCGAACAGCAGTGTTGTAAGAGATACCAAGGAGCTTTTTGATATCGGCCTTGTTCAGATATATCTGATTGGCAATCTCTTCTCTTGTTTTAACTTTCTGCATCTTCAGTTCCTTTCAGAAACTTGTTGATGAAATACACCTGCCCTTCTCCAGTACATTTAGGAGTCTTTGTAACTCGTACACTTCCATCAGGATTCTGCACTGTAGACTCTTTCACTTCGAACAGATGTAGATCCATACTCTTCTGTGTTGGCATATTCTTAGATGATCCTGACTTGATCAGATATCCATTCTGTCTGAGCCATTCGAATAAGCGCTTCTGCCCAATCTCATATCCGTTCTGCTTGATGATCTTTGCAAGGTCTCCTACCAGAATCGATGTATGAGATGTAGTTACTGCATCAGCGAATAAAGCCTTAGGTTTCATCTCCTGGATGATGATTTCCTTCTGCTTGAGCTGTTCACCTGCCTGTAGAAGCAGATCAGCAAGACTGCCAAGGTTGTGTGTGATGTCATAGGCCTTGTCGTCGGTCATAAAGACACCGTTCTGTCGGATGGCAGGAAGTACTTCACTTGTCACCCAGTGCTTGAAGCGTTTGGCACTTGGAAGCTTGGAACCCAGGATTAAACTGTAGAGACCTGATTCGTTGATGATCCATCCACCTCTCTGTCCTAAACTCAATAACGATTCGTTATAGAGTTTGTCCTCATGATCTACGTGATCAGCTAATGCTTTACTTGAATTTGCATAGCCCAGAATGTCTGTGACATCTTTACCAACGAAACATGGTTCGCCGTTTACCTCGACTGTTCTTACTTCAAATTCTTCATTTTTAAATACTTGTACTTTTTCCATTAATCTCCTCCATTTGTACCGCAACACGTTACTTATCGTGTAAAAAAATTAGATACGTATTTTTTCTGCTGGAATTCCAGAAGCTTTAGATAATAGCATCAACTCTTTTGCATTCATAACACCTCTACCAATGTTTAAGTTCAGCAATCTTTCATATGGGATACCACTTCTTTCTGATAATTCAGCAATTGTAATTCCCATGATTGATGCAATAGCTTTAATGGGCAATAATTCTTCATCCATCAATAGTTATTCCTCCTTTTCTGTAACGTACTGTGTTACTTCACTTACATTCTAGTAACTTACTGTGTTATAGTCAACACTTTTTTGTAACTTGTTACGTTTTTTTGCTATTATATAATTACAAAGCCAGGAGGCACACGTTATGAGTAAGAGAAGAGATGACGATTATGATTTTGATTTAAATGTAGGAAATCAGCTGAAAAAATTAAGACAAGATAGGAATCTATCAATGCAAGATATTGCTGATAGATTGAATGTTAGTAAAATGACAGTTTCTAGATGGGAAAGTGGAGAAGTCAGAATGTATGGTAGATCATTAAAAGATTATTGCGACTGTCTAAATATATCATTATCTGAGTTCTTTGCTTTAATTGAGAAAAAATAGCCTTTCCAACTTGAAATCGATACAAAATGTATCGTTTCTTTATTTAATTTAGCAAAAATCGAGTTTTATCGAGTTAAGTAAAACTCAATAGCTGAGATATGGAAATTGGAAAATCAGTGGCAAATTGGTGGCAAAACACTGGCATAGACATGATATACTACTTACGAAGAAAGCTAGATGAATTCCGAGTGAACCTAGACTTGCAAGAGTTCCGTATGTGGTATGCCATGTACGGAATTTTTGTTTATAAAAGCAAGAAAGCACTGCCAAACACAGTGCCCTCTTGAAATCCATTGTTACCACATGTAGTGGATTGCCGTAGTTACGAAAGAAGTATAACACAACAACGAAAGGAGATCTTATGATTGGCTACGATGAGAAACGCAAAACCTATTTTGTTCAGTACCAGGTCAAGGATCCTTTGACAGGCAAATGGAACACCAGGAAGAAGCGTGGATTTAAGCTGAAGCGTGATGCTGCACAGTATGAAGCAACCGTTAAGATAGAAAAAACAGACAATGCTCCAAAGATCACATTTGCTGAAATGAACGAGCTTTACGAAAAGTCATATCAGATTTCTCCTGGTCAGTCTCAGCAGAGACACACGCACTTCGAAAAACGTTTCCCTCTGAAGGACAGAGATATAAGAAAAATTACTCGACTGCAATTGGAAACATGGCGTGCAGACATGATCAGTGATGATCACTATGCGACACGCACAAAGAACAAGACAATGGCCTATGTTAAATCTGTATTCAAGTTTGCCTATGATGTATACGGCATTCCTAATGCTGCACAGTTTCTTAGATCAGCCAAATATACTGATAATGAGATAATGAGCCAGGAACGGCCTGTATGGACACCAGAACAGTACAAACGCTTCATCGACTGTGTGGATCTTCCAATCTACAGGATCTTCTTTGACTTCCTGTACTGGACAGGATGCCGTAGAGGCGAAGCTATGGCACTGCAGAAAGCCGATCTGCACGGTAATCAGGCATTTATCCATTATTCCATCAAGCACTTCAAGAACGGCCTTAAACCAACCAAAACAAGGACATCCAGAACCATTCTGCTGGATGACACACTGACAAAGGAACTTGAACCACTGATGGCAACTGAGGGAGACTTTGTATTCGGTGGTGAGAGATCACTTTCTATTTCTACAATTCAGTCACAGTTCGTAAAGGCAAAGAAGAAAGCCGGCATAGAAGACAATGTAACAGTACACTGTCTGCGCCACAGCCACGCAACGTGGCTGATCAACAATGGTGTGAACATAGTAGCGGTATCCAAGAGACTTGGGCACGCGGACATAGAGACCACACTTAAGACCTATGCACACCTGCTGAAAGACACAGACAGCAGCATGATGGAATTCATAAACAAATGCCACAAATAGTCAAAAATCCGAATTTCGTTCCAATTTCGTTCCACAGAAAAATAAAACCGCATAAATATGCGGTTATTTTATATTCAAAGCGAGCGACGGGAATCGAACCCGCGTATTCAGCTTGGGAAGCTGACATTCTACCATTGAATTACGCTCGCATGTAAAATATTATAGTCCAATTGGCTTTGAACAACAATCAAGTTATAATAAATATCTG